CCGTCGATCTCGGCCTTGGACAGCGCGCGGCCGGCGGCTTTCGTGACTGCTTCAATGCACTGGGCAAGCATCCATCAGACTCCGTTGCGGGCCGCGCATGCCGCGGCGACGTCGTGCAGCTTGGCGAAGCTGTCGGCCTCGTTGCGCTGCTTCTGCATTTCGTTGGCCAGCTCCCGGTAGCTGACCTCCCGGCCATCCTCGGTGACGTACCGCTCGTCACCGTAGTTGTGAACCAGGTGGTCCAGCATCGAGGCGTGGAAGTCGTCCAGCGGGACGTCCGGTTCCTTGGCGGGTTCGCCGGTGGCCGGCTCGGGCTCGACCTTCGGTGGCGGTACTTCCTCCGGCGGCATCTCGATCGGCTTGAGGTCTGCGGCGGCTGATTCGAAGCCGGGGAGTTCCGCCTGCGCCGCCTCGTGCAGGTCAGCCATCGCCTCGTGGGCGGGATCCGGCACCACGTTCTCGACCAGCTGCTGCGCGCGTTCGGCCGGGATGTCCGGCATGTCGCCGTTCGCCAGGCTGCGCATGGCGTCGGCCATCGTGTCGGCGTGCAGCGTCGCGGTCTGGGGATCGGTCGGGACACCGGGGGCGCTGCGATTGAAGTGATCTTCGGCGGCCACGGCGCTGGCCGCGTCGACATCGGCCGGGTTCACCTTGCGCGACGTGGCGTGCCCGAAGGCGCCGAACGCCGCGCCCAGAATCAGGTCGGACGCCACGGCTTCGCCATCGGCGATCCGGTACTGGCCGGCCATCTCGTGGTAGCCGTTGGACTCGAGCACTTCGGACGTCAGACCGCGCTGCGCGGCACCGAGCGTCACGTTGGCCAGGCTGCCGCCGATCAGGCTCTGCGCCAGGGTCTTGCCGAACTTCATGGGCAGGAACGCGCTGCCCGCGGCGAACGCGCCCTCGAGGCCGCCCTGCTCCCGCGCGGTCGTCTCGTCCACGCCCTGGGCCTTGGCTTCCTTGTAGCCGCTGTAACCTTCGGCGCTGCCCAGGAGCGCAGCCGCGCCCCACGGGCCAGCGACGGCGGCACCGCCGAGGCCGATGGTCAGCCCTTCGGACGTGCCGGACGCGATGCGACCCACGGTGCCGGTAACGCGCGGGTCCTGTCCGGTGGCCGCCCAGTCGGTGGCCACCTTCACGCCGGCGGCGGCCTGCTTGTACGCCTCGCTGTCCGGCTGGGGATTCTGGATATGCGCGATCAGCTCGTCCGGTGACGGGCTGTTGAAGAACGCGTAGCCCGCGTCGGAGCTGGCCAGGTCGTTGCCGAGCTGGCCGACCTTGTCCGCGCCGGAGACGATGCCTTTGGGGATCGCGGTCAGCAACCCTTCCAGTGCGCCGGGCGCCGGCACCTCACTGGTGCCGGGCATCGCGTCGATGCGCGCCTGTTCGTCCCGGGACAGGTTGAAGAAACCCATGTCAGTTTTTGCTCCGGAAGTCCACGACCACCTTGCGCCCGGTGCGGGGATCCGCCAGCAACCGGGTGCCGTTCTGGAACCCGTACAGGCCGTCGGCCAGGTTCACCGGCACGGCGGTGTCCATCAGCCGATCAGCCGCTACGTCGTCGAAGCCGGCAGCGGTGATCGCCGCCTTGGCGCGGCCGTTCCACTGGCTTTGGAAGTCCTCCGGCTTCATGCCGTAGGGTGCCAGCAGCGTTCCTCCGTTCTTCTTCCACGGCTGGCCGACAACCGCCTCGATCGCGCGCTGCACGCCGGCCGGGTCGATCTGGTCCAGCGGCTTGCCCTGCTTGTAGGCGTCGGCCGCGTAGTAGGCACGTGTCGCGTTGTAGGTTTCCTGCTGGGCCGCGGCCGACAGCTGGGCGTCCGGGCTGCGAAATGCGCCGCCCAGGGTCTGGTTGAAGAACGTGCGGAACTGCGTGTCGTTGAAGTTGACCGCCTTGGCGCCGCCGGGCATCGACGGGTCGTCCCCCTTGGCCATCTGCTTGTCGAGGTTGCGGCCGTTCAAGAGGATGTCGCCGTCGGCGATGGTGGCCGCGACGTCCGCCGGGGTCACCGCCTTGCCGCCCACGTAGGCCACGCCATCGCGCGCGGCAAGGTTGCCTGCGTACGCCAGGGTCGGGTTCTTCGGCGCCAGCTCGTTCATCGCCGTGCTGTACGCGCCCGGGTCGTTCAGGCCGATGCGGATGTTCGCCAGCGTGGCGATACGATCCTTGCCCGTCATCTTGCCCAAGCCCTCGGCCAGCGTCTTGACCTCGTCCTCGGTGAAAATCTGGGGCTTGGTCCCGTAGTCGCGTTCCATCGTGGCCGCGACCACCGTGCGGTCGCGCAGCTGGCTGGCCAGCGTGTCCATGTGGTTGAAGTCCAGGGGCTTGGCACCGGCGATCCCCGCGGTGATGGCCGACTCGATCGGCTTATCCTGCTGCTGCTTCTGCACCTGCGCCGCGGCGCGCTGCGCCATGTCATAGGTGCGGGACTGCTCGGCGTAGCCCGGACCCGGCTGCGGCGCGTACTGCTGGAGCATCGCCTCGCGCTGGGCCGCGGGCATGACCTTCACCTCGGCCACGAACTTGCCCACGCCCGCGCTGTAGGCCAACTGCTGCGCCATGCGCGAGCCCTGATCGTCGCCGAACACGCGCTTGAGGTTGTCCGCGGAGAAGCGAGGGGTGTTCAGCCCCGGGTACTGCTGGCCGTTCAGCAACGCAGCGTTGGCGTCGGTCACTTCCCGGCTGAGCGCACCGCGGTCCTCGGCCAGCTTGCGGCCCACCTGGGACTCGGCCTGGCGCACGTAGGCGACCTTTTCCGGCCAGGTCAGTTTGCCCCAGCCGGCGATCGGCACGTCCGCCTTGGCGATGTCCTGCTCGTTGAGCGGCTGGACCTGGGGGTCTTGCGGCGTCGGCGTGGCGGTGCCGAGGTCGGAAAAAGCCCCGTCCTTGAACGTGAACGCGAACTTGTCCGCGCGGTCGGGGAACTTGGCCGTCAGCGCGCGCATGGCGTCCTCGGGCGACTTGCCCGATTTAACCTGCTCGTTGGCGAACGCCAGCATGTCCGGCTGCGCCAAGGTGGCCGGGCCGCCCTGCGCGTTCGTGCCGCCGGCCGCAGGCACTTGCCCCGTCACGCGGCCACGATTGTTCGTCACGCCGCCCTGCGCGTTGACCAGGGTCAGGAAGGACTGCGGATCCTTGGCCACCACGCTGGACACCTGCACATTGGCATAGGTGTGCGCGGCCGATTCCAGCAAGGCGGACTTCACCGTCGGGTTGATGGTCGTCAGCCCGACAATGGAGTCGTGCTGCTTCTGCAGCAGGCGGGCGTAGGTGTCGTTGTCCGGCGAGGCGGCCAGGATGTCGCTGTCCGCCTTGATGCCGTCCTGCACCAGCCCCTTGGTGTAGTCGCCATTGAGCTGGGCTTGCGTCCGCATCACGCCATCGGCGAGCCGCAGCCCGGCCGCAGCCATGTGCAGGCCGACGAAACGCTTGGCGTACCGGCCCGGGGCCTGGTCGATCAGGTCGGTCTGCGCCTGGGTGATGTCGGCCTGCGTGTCCTCGGACAGCGTGGCGATCTTCTTGGCGTAGTCCGGGTCGGTCGGGTCCAGGCTGTTGACGCGCTGCTGGATCGTCTGCTGCAACGCCAGCTCTTTCTGCGATACAGCCGTGGCGGCCCACACGCGGCCTTGATCCTCCTCCACGCGCTGCACCTGCTCGCCCAGCTGCGTGGCACCCTGGCCGACATCGGCCAGGCCACGGGCGATGCCCATGCCAAACGCGCCGGCGGGCACGTCGGTGTTGATGGTGCCGCCAGGCAGCACCTGCTGTTCGTACGGATCGATGCGGATGCCCATGGGTGTCCTTACGAGGTGACCGGCGTGCCGGTGCCGCTGTACTGGCCATACGCCTTGCCTGCGCCGCCGAGCAGGGAACCGGCCGCGCTCAGGTAGCCCGACGTGGTGGCGTTGGATGCCGTGGCGTCGTCAAGCGCCGCGCTGTTCTGGTAGCCGAGCGCCTTGAGCTGGTAGTTGTACTTGGTGTTCAAGTTGTCCAACGTGCTTTGCCCGACGGAGTCGGACAACACATCCAGAGGGCTGCCTGTGGACGAGTCCACGCCCGATGCGCCGTAGTTCGCCTCCATGAGGCCGAGCTTGCGCATGGCGTCCTTGCGTTGGGCCGCCTGCGCGGCCGCGCCCTGCTGCAGCGTGGCGTCCGCGTTCTGCTGGGCCACCTTGCCCATGTACTTGGCCTGCGCTGACTGCGCCTGGCCCGCGCGAACGGCGCTGTAAGCCGAGATCACCGCACCGATGACGAGTGCCGCTGTTGCCATCTCATACCACCCGCGCGTAAAGCGCCGCGTCGGAACCGTCGGGGAAGTACCCGCGCATGCGTGGGCACTCCAGTTCGAACCCCAGCAGCCGCATCCACCGGTGCCCTTGCGGGAAATCGGCGGCCACTTCAGCCTCCAGCCGGCGGAAGCCGAGCACGTCGAAGTACCGGCGCACGGCGCGGTGCACCGCGACCATACGGTGCCCAACGCCATCGGCGAGGAACGCCCAGGCCGCACCGCGGCCGGCCCACAGCTCGAGCACGCCGGCGCACACCAGCACCTCGTCGCCATCCAGCGCGGTGAACGCGGTGAACTGCTCGATCTGCTCGGCCTGGTCCAACGGCATCCAGTTGAGGTTGCACAACTGCGCGCTCTGCAGCTTGAGCGCGCGCATGTGCTCGGCCTTGTAGGGAACGATCTTCATCCGCCGTCCTGGGTTTCGAGTTGGGCCGCGATCATGGAAATGTTGCTGGGCAACGGCTGGGTCTGGCTCCAGGACACGTAGCCGTCACGGTCGTAGCTGCCCTCCCACACCAAGGGGATGTCGCCGCTGAACAGTGACGGAGGTGTGTCCATCAGGCCGTCGGAGTAGCGGAAGGACACGTCCTGTGAGTTCGTGCCCGCGGTCAAGGTGAGCCCGAGCGTGTCGTACATCCGCACGATCAGCCGGTGGATGCGTTTGATCTTGCCTTGTGCCGGGCCGTCAGAGCCGCCGGCTTCAATCTGCAGCGTCTGGGCGCTGCTTGTGTAGCCCAGCCCGATGCACACGTCCTGCGCCGATCGCTGCAGGGTGATCGCGCCACCGGTGACTACCACGTCAGGGTGGGTGGCGCTGTCGGCCAGCACGGAAACCGTCTGGCCTTCCAGCCAGGTCAAGCCTGTGATCGAGGTCACCGGGCTGCCGAACACGGTGCGCACCGCGCTGTCCAGGTAGTAGGTGTCCTGCGGAACGTACTTGAGCTGCGTCACGCCGCTGGTCGTGTAGCTCACGGCGTCGCCGACTTCCCACAGCTTGGTCATGCGCTCGACGTAGCACACCGTGGCGCCGTTGACGACGCGCTGGATGGCCAGCCACAGCTCGTCGCGCGAGCCATCAGGCGACGGGATGCACGCGACGCTGAGCACCTTCGCTGAGTCGCCGGCAATCTCGTGCAGCATCCAGCCCTGCTCGTCCTGGTCACGGTCGTAGCTCACGCTGACCAAGGCGCCGTCATTGCGCACGGCCCAGATGATCTGCTGCGGCGCCTTCTGCAGCGCATACTGCTTGAAGCCGGTCACCGTCAGGTGCTCGGACAGCACCGACACGTCGGGTCCCTGGAAGCCATCCACGTAGAAGTCGTACTTGAGCGCGCGCAGCCGGCGCCCACCCTGCTGGGTGAACAGGGTCTCGTTACCCACGCGAAGCGGTGCGATCGGCTCGGAGCCGAATAGCGTGGACTGCTTGGCCGACACGTTGAGCGCGCTCAACGCCTGCCCCGTGGTGCCCGGGGACAGCAGCCATTCGCCGCCGGCCGTGCCTACCAGCAGGCCGTGCTGGTCGGACTGCATCCAGCGCACCACGTTGACCGTGTTGGCGTTGAGGCTGAAGGCGTACGCCGTCGCCGCGGTGACGGAGGAATCGGTCACGGCGCTTGGCGAGAAGGTGTTGTACTGCCCGGACACCGAACCGTCGATGCGCTGCGGCAATGCAGGCGCCCCGGCGAAGATCAGCCGGTCCTCGTGAAAGGTCACGACGGACGGGTAGTTCCCCGCGTACCACGCGCCGATGTACCAGGCGCGCGCCGCGGGCACGCTGCCGGTCGGGTCGGTAGAGCCCGGCGCCCAGGGATCGTTCGGGTCGGTGTACTTGGCCATCAGGCGTTCAACCCGACAATGTTCACGGTGACGGTTGTGGTGTTCGTCACCCCGGTAATCACCGCCTGCACCCAGTCCGGCGCGCCGCTGGTCGTGTTGTTGATACGCAGGAACCGACCCACGTCAGATGCCTGGAAGCCCGCGCCGCCATTGATGCCGGTGGTCGAATCCGCGGTCACCGTGGCGCCCGTGGTGCCGGGGGTGGATGCCGTGCACGAGAGCTTGGTCGCGGTCACGTTGCGCGGCAGGTAGGGGCCGTCCTGGAAGGCCATGTTGGCCAGCGTCCAGCTGGTCGCCCCTTGGCGGCTCAAGGTCTTGGGCGGGTAACCCGGGTGCACGATGTAGAGCACATCGGCCGACTGGGTGAAGTACAGGCCGGGCAAATCCCCCGCGGTGTAGGGCGTGGCCACTTCGTAGGGCACCCCGCCGCTCAGGAGCTGGCCCCCGTTGACGTAGAAGCGGATCTTGCCCGGCGTGAACTCGAGCACGTACGCCTGCGTGGTGTTGTATTCGAATCGCTGCAGGCGCACGTCCGTCGCGTTGGCCGCGGTCGCCACATAGGCCGTGCCCGGGCGCCGGGTTGCCGGCCCCTGCAGCGTGGCCACGTAGTTGCGCGTCGGCCCCAGGGCGTTGCGCCGCTTGGGCAGGTCGGTGCGCCCGTACAGCAGCGGCGACCACTCGCCGGCGTTGAAACTGGACTGGAGGTAGGTGGCGCGAGGCATCAGCGCACCCGGGCCAGCCAGTAATCATCGTCCGGCGCCTCGGCTGGCAGCTTTTCGAAGGCATTGATCGCCGACGCTTCGGCGATTGCGAAGCGGTAGTCGTCCTTGAGCTGGGACTTCTTCTGGTTCGACTGGGTCAGCCGTTCGACGATGGCGATGGCGATGCGCGCCGCCAGGGCCTCACAGAACGCGGCGTCGAAATAGGTGGCGTCCTCGATGTCCGCCACATAGCGCAGGTACAGTGCTGCCGTCGGCGTCACGGTGGCGCCGAAGGCACCCGCGCCGAACGGCGAAGTGCCCCAGTTGGTCAGCAGCTTCTTGCCTTCAACCTTCCAGTCGAGGGTGGCGTCGTTGGGGAGTAGCACGCGCAGGCAGTCGCTGGGCAACTGGTACTGGTACTGGTAGCCGAACACCGGCGTAGCCGTGTCCGGGGCCAGCTCGGCGCGCTTGATGGCGAAGTTCCAGCGATGCGCGCGCAGCTCGGCCTGCCGGCAGAAGTCATACGCCCGGGACACTTCGCGCGCCTCGGGCGAATTGTCCGTCAGGTTGAGGATCGCCGAGGCGCCCACCAGCTGAAGCGCGCGGTTGGCGATCCCGGTAACGGACTGGGCCATGCGCGCGGATCCTTACGTGTTGGTGATGACGGCGACCTTGAAGCCGGAGCCCGGGACGACGGCGAAGTATTCGGTCTGGCCCGCGGCCAGGCGCATGTTGGTGGCCGCCGCCGTGGGCGTCGCACCGAACGCCACCGAGCAGATGGCGTCGGTGTGCAGCCGCACGATCGCCGTGCTGGCGTTGAACGCGGCCGATGCCGCGCTGGACGCGCCGATCGCCAGGGTCTGCTCGGCCACCGGCGGCTGCTCGGGCGCGCCGTTCTGGTTCAGGTAGCCGGAGGCGTCCCGTCCCTGCTTGGCGAACTCGGTGACGTACAGGGTGGCCATCGGTTACACCGCCGGCCAGGGCTGGGTGAGGATGAACGCCTCGAGGTTCTCCAGGGCGACCAGGGCGGCCTCCCGGTTGGGCACGTTGGCGAGGTTGACGGCGATCTCGACGTCCTTGCCGTTCGTGGACGAAGCGACCACGGCAGAGTCGAGGTTCTGACCGTAGTTCAGGGCGTAGTAGGCGGTGGCCATCGTGTGCTCCGTGGAGAGGGCGGGATAGCCCCGCCCTCCCCGTCAGGTGGATCAGTTGGGGTGGCTGAAGTACAGGTCCACCACCAGCTTGCCCGACGCCGGCAGGGCGGCCGTGCCGACGGTCAGGATCACGCGCTCGCTGGCCGCGCTGGCCGAGCCCGACAGCGCCGCAGCGGTGCCGAAGTTGGTCGGGGTGTCGGTGGCCGTGAACACCGCGGCGGCGCGGTACTTGCCCGCCGTGGTGCTGTTGCCGATCGCCACGGTCGCGGTGCCCAGCGAGGTATCCGTGGTGATCTCGCCGCCGGCGAACAGGAAGCCCGCGGGGATGTCGGCCAGCACGATGGTGTCGCCGCTGGCCTGCGAGGCCAGGGTGATCGGCGCGCGGAACCGGCGGACGCGGGCTTCGTAGCCGTCGATGGCCGAAGCCTTGACGACAGGGAGGCTGTCAACGCCCGACAGGAGGGTCTGGTAGGTCTGTGCCATGTCGGATTCCTTACAGGGCGTTGATCATGACGACGCGCTTTTCTTCCAAGCGGGTCGCACCGAAGGTGCCGGTGGTGTACACCTGCCAGCTGTTGCGCTTGTCCGGGCGACGGTCCACCGACGCCGACAGGTCGTTCCAGATGCCCAGGGCCACGCCGGACTTGCACCACGCCGGGATCTGGCGGTTCGCCGGGGCCGTGCCGTTGTAGGACGGCGCGCCCGGGTAGCGCTCGGAGTGGATGAAGTTGAAGCCCATGAACGCGGTGATCTTGCCGTCGACCAGCACCGGCTTGGTGGTGTAGTCGAGGCTGACCGCCTGCGCTTCGTTGAGCATGTCGTCGTGGGCCTTGGCGTCCAGCGCGACGTACAGCGTGTCGGCGTCGACGTTGACCTCGGCGGCGAGGAACAGCTTCTTGGCCGCGCGCAGCTTCGCCACGTTCAGGCCGGTGCTGGCGCTCGCGCCGGTGGCGATGGCCACCTGCTGGCTGGACGGGAACGCAGTCGCGGTCGAGCCGTTCTCGCCAGTCTGCGCGTTGCCGAAGAACGCGCCGACGATCTCGTCGTCCATCGAACGGCCCAGGGCGTAAGCCTGTGCGCGAGCGTACGGACCCATCGGATCGATCAGCAGGCGCAGCTTGTCCTGGTTGTCGATCAGGTCGGCGACGTCGTAGTCGTTCGGGTAGCACCAGCGGCGGTCCTGCGGAGTCTGGACCAGCGGGGTATCGGAGTGGCGGCTGGAGTTCTTGACCGCGGTGACCTGGCCGAACTGCTCCAGCACCTCGGCGGCCTTGCCGTAGAGGGCGTATTCCTGAACGGTGCCGCGGAAGCGGGAACCTTCCTGCTGCAGCAGCATGGCGACATTGGTCGCGTACTGCTGGACTTGTGCGGTGGTGATCTGGTTCGACATGGGTTGTCCCTTGAGAAAAAGCCGAAAAGTTCAGGCGATGGGGTGCCTGTCATCCCCGGCTTGTCCTCAAGAGAGGGGCCACGTCTTACTTGCGCTTGGAGCCCAGCCGCAGGGTCCGATCCGGACTTGTCTGCGCCGAAATGTCTCCAGCCACGGTGAAATTGTACAGCCGTGTTGCGATTTCGACAACACTGGCGACACGGTCCGGCTCGGACGGGCCGCTGAGCGGCACCGCCAGCTTGAGACATTCCAGGCGGCAGCGGGCCGCTTCGGGGTCGATGTCGGTCATGCGGGCCTCGCGTAGATATCGAACATCAGGGGCTCGTAGTCGCCGGGGCTACGTGAGTCCACGTAATACCCGGCGGGGTCGAGCCCCTGGCTGTTGCAGTACGACAGCAGAAAGCTGTTGGGCTGGTAGCGCCATTCCGCTGCGGTGGCGGAGACGATCGGCGTGCTCACGGATCACTCCGGGAACGCATAGCGCTGCAGCTTGGTCATCTCGGCCAAGGCTTCGGCGTCGCGGTTGAGATACCGGGCCGTCCACCCCTTGTCGCCGCGCAGCTCCTGGATGCGGGCCTTGGCCTGCGCCGGCGTCAGCGCGCCGCCGTACTGGTTGTCCTTGCCGCCGACGAACGAGTCTTCGCCCATCTTCGTGCCGAGCTGGTGCAGCGTCTGCATCAGTTCCTTGTGGCCGATCGCCGCCGACAGCTTGTCGACCTTGGCCGCGTCCCAGCCCAGGGCGTTGACCACGTTGCGCGCGACCACTACGTTCTGGTCGTGCGCGGCGCCCCAGGACTCCTTGAGCGCGGCCACGTCCTTCTGGAACGCTTCGGCGGTCTGGTTCTGCTGACCGGCCACCAGGTTCTGCACGTATTCGTTGTTCCACGCGGCCAGGCCCTCGGCCTGCTTGGCGGTGATGCCCAGCTCGTGGAACTTGGTCTTGGCCGCTTCGGCGAAGCCCGGATCGTAGCCCTCGGGCACCGGGATCTTGTAGTCCTTGGGATCGGCCGGGCGGCCCAGCTTCTCGTAGAACGCGGCCACCTCGGCGGGCTCGGCCTTCTCGCCTGGAAGCACCACGGCACGGCCAGCCTTGTCGGCGCCCAGCAACTTCTCGAGGTTGCGGTAGCCCTCGAGCACCTGGGTGGGCTCGGTCCAACCCTTGTTCTGCACGTAGCCGACGGTCACCTCGTCAGCGCCCTTCAGCCACTCAGGGGCCGCGGCCGGGGCGGCCGCCGGTGGCGTGCCGGTGTTGAGCGATTCGCTGGTGCTGCCGCCGCCCACCACTGCGGAAGTGGCGGACGGGTTGCCCGATTCGGACCCGGTTGCTGCGTCGGTCATGGTTTAGTCCTTGATGTCAGCGCGAGCTTCGGGCGCGCCGTTCCCGTACTTTTTCCAGAGTGCGGCTTCATCCAGATGCAGGTGGCTGCAGATGCGCAGCCACACTTCGCGCCGGCCCTCGGCCACGGCGTGCGCACGGGGGTCCGGGTGGAACGTGGACTCGGTCGCACGGCAGAACTTCGCCAGATCCTCCAGCACTTCCTCGGCCTTCGGGCCGGTGAACGTCACCTGGTAGGCGTGCGCGCGCCGGCGCAGGAACCGCACGGCCTTCTCGATCAGGTTCATGTCAGCGCCACCCGGGCACGTGCTGCATTTCGAAGGACAGGTTCTTCTGGTGCTGGGCCGCGCCTTCCAGCCCGTTCATCCAGAAGTGCCAGCGCGGATCCTGCTCGACGTACGGCGCCTTGGCCTTCCAGCCCTGCGCCTGGTATTGGTCCCATCCCTGGCGAATAGCATCCCGGCGCGTGGCCGGGGCCGAATACACACGCCTGTCGTGGATCATCAGCCGGCCGCCTGGTTGCCCTGTGGCGCGGCCGACTTGAGCATGGCCGCCATGCCCGGCAGTGCCTGCGTAGCCTGCTCGGTCGCCTGCTGCTCGCTGCGGCCCTGCCGCTTCTGTGCCACGGTGGCCGCATCGTTGACGTACCGGAACGGTGCGCCGTTGATGTCCACCATGTCGGGGATGATGGTGTCCCAGTTGAACCAGTCCATGACGGACGGGTCCTGGGCCTGGCCGGCGATCTCGGCGGCGAACTGCACCGATCGCTGGATACCGGCCGCCTGCTCGGCGCGCATCGCGCGGTTGAGCGGCGCGTCGTACTCAACCTTGAACTCGGCCCGCGCGGCGATCAGCTCCGGCGGCGGGGGCGG